CATTTTACCTGTAATTTGTGACGGCTTGTAACGATATTCCGCATAACGTTCTTGATATCCAAATACATCCTGATCCGCACTTGTTCCTTGTGTATAAATTTCTTCGTTCAGTACTGCTTGTTCTCCGAGATGTGCGAGCGCTGGCCAATAGTAATCCCAGCGATCCCGCCGAGACCACATCCGATTCATACCTTGTTGATATGTTAAATCTGCAAATACACATGCCATACCTATAATAACGCCATGTTCTACAAATGATTTGCTAAATCCGTGCCCTTGCACTCCTACTGTTCCCATCGCTGACAAATTACCTTGTGGCGATGTTGTGTCTGTTGACGATGTTTGTGGAATTGGCTGCATTGAAACTGGTGTTTTACCGCCGCCTAAATATTCAGGCCGTTGCAAACGTGCATCTGGCGACGTAACACCGAAATGAGATTGAAGAATCTCTGTATAACGTGTACCACCTCGCGCATCACGCTCATACAAACGTTGAATTTGAAACGCTTCCCGCAACTGATTAATTGTTGCAGCTGTTGCATCTGCCAAATCTGTGTACAACGTACGACTAGGATCACCTGTTCCTGTACCTGTGATATAAACGTTGTTTAAACCTGCGTCATTCTTAAAATTGGCGGCTGACGTTGTTCCTGCAATATTCACCGCTACCGGCTGACTTGCATTATTTTGTGTTCCTGAATAGAACACAGGCGCTGTTGTTCCTAATGGCAACTGCACTGCATCGCCTTTTTGCGGCCAAGGTAAACATGATGTAAAATAATCATGCCGCTTACCACGCTTCAGAAGCGTGTAATCATTAATATTATCAGGGCCATCGCCCTTATCTACTGTTACTGAATCCTGAAGGTTTTCATCACGAAACCATTCATTAAAACAAAGATTATATGCACGCCCGTGCAGATTGTTGAACGCAATACCGTTCACTCCTGTTGGCAAACCCATATAATCATACAAACTATCGCCTGTAATACTAACCCCTGACCCCAATGTTAATTGGGGAACCAAATAGCTTGTGCTATCGCCTGGATTATCCTGTGCGCCGTTGAACTTTTCCCAATTATCCCAAACCAATCTGTTTGGAACAAAGAAAAAGAACGTTTCTACATATAAATTATCCATTACCGGATAAATTGGAGTAGCTAGACGGCCAAACCCATGCGCCTTTAGATTAAACGAATCGCCTGGAACTACCTCATCGACAAAAATTGGTACCAAGTACCCTGCGTCGAATGTTGTCTTAAGACCATGTGACCGATTAAATGTTGAACGCTGAATTTCAGCTTGTGGCACTCGCGAAAACTCGTGCTTCATTACTGTTGGCAAATTGCCCATACGACCGCCTAGCATTATCTTACTCTCCTACTAGATTTTCTATTTCTTGGAGTTTTTCAGGCATATGCCCTGTTATGACTCCGCTTACGTCGTCAAACTCTCCTAACTTATGCAAACTGAAATCCGATGGATGTTTTGCAAAAGCATGTTCTGGCGAGTTGACTACCAAATCTTGAATTGCTCGAATTGCTGTTCCGTCTTTGATTTCCAAAAACGGTGCTGAATACAATTCGGCTTTTCTATCATATACTGCATAATATACTTTTTTCATTACTACCTCCTGTTAGTTTAAGAAACGCTAAACGTTTCTTATTAATCTTTCAAGCTTTTTTATTTTAACTTCTTCTTCCACCCAAAGTCTGTCCATTTCTTCCCCATAATTAATTATAGGTTCGTCCGCGTTTTCTACGCGTCTTTGTTTTATTTCTGCGAAGAATCCTTCTTCACACAACTTATCGTAATACCTTGGCGGTCTTACTTTATAGCCATTTATAACGATATAATCGTGTTTATGGCAATCATGGTATCCATATGTCTGATACCATTCATATCCGATGCCCGGCATGCGGGACATCGTACAATATTCCGGCTTTATCTCATTTATTATTTCGCCGGTTTCGAGATCTACCTCTCGATAATGTGACGCTGCTGCGTCACCTGTTACTTTTTTCATTACATACCTGGCACAATATGCTGCTGTATCGAAGCTAACCGCTCCGATCGTATGGAATCCATACGGCCATAGCTCCGCTAATTCTTGACTTACAAATAACTTGAAGTCGCCTTTATTTGACCACAATTTTTTATCTTTAAAATCATGCCCGAATAATAACGCATGATAGTGTGGTCTTTTATTTTGATCCCCATATTCCCCACAATGAAAAAACCTTATTTTGTGGGGATACTTTTTCCGGAGGCGTTTCATAAACCTTTGGAACTCTGTATTATCTAAACTTTCCGGATTTTTACGTTTAGCAATGTGTTCATTGTCAAACGTTAAGGTTATAAAACAATTATCCTCGTGCATCTGTGCCTCATGGACGCACCTAATAGCCCATTGGCGACTGTAGTCTAACCTGCACCCAATACATTGCCCACAGGGTAAATTAAAGCCCCTCGCAAATGCGAAGGGCTTTTCAAATACTACTTTTCCATCGCATTTATAGGCTACCAGAGGATGATAGCATGGCATCTATAGACGGATGCCGCCGCGCATTGGTTTTGTGAAGTTTTTACCCTTCACTTTCATAGCACCTTTACTGAATTGTTTCCGGCTACTTTTAGCGCTCATTTTTTTTCTGTACTTCATCATCTTTCCTTTCAAATAAATTTAACCATACTTCGCCGTTTTTATCTGCGATCGGCAACACATCTAACTTGATCCAAAAATTACGGTCGCTTTTTTGTGCTATCCCTATTTTGATCCACTGTGTTTTATCTTCCCGTGTCTTGGCTTGAGTTAAATTATACTTAATTGTTTCCACCTTTTCCTCCTTTGGTGTCAGTGGGCACAGTTACATCAAGTGAGTAACTGTGCCCTGGCTGCCTCTACTCCCCTGCTTCTTGGGGAGCGGGAGGCTCGGCAGCCTTATTTTCAGCCTTAATTGGCTGTTCTTCTTGGACAGGAGCCTCCTTAAGTCCAAGCTCGATCATTTGATTTTCGTTCTCTGGGTTTGTAGCAAACTCCAGGAACGTTCCAGCATTATTCTGGAACATTTCCCGCAGTTCTGCGGGCAATTCTGCAAACATATCGTTTGCTTCATTAACAAGATCTAACGCCTCTCTGTACTCGTTGACTTCTGAATAGTCACCGTACTGGGCTACGCCTTTTTGTACATTAGCAATTAGACCAGTTTTGTCATATTGCTTAATAATATTACGCACATCCGCCTCATGGGCGAAGTGCTGTTGCGTTAGGCTTTCGCCTTTTGGTTCTGTCTTGACTCGCTCACGCTCGCCATACCCTGTTTTAAATTGCATTTTAGCCATTATTTTCTCCCTTTCGGATAAAATTTGTAATCTTGGTAAGTACCATGCATAGTTGCATCGCCTGTAGGCGTTATAATACTAAACTTTTTAGCTTGACGCTTATTCTTATCTTCTAACACTGCTCGTTTTTCTCTTAAGGATAAACCTCTTAATCCTTTTGCAGATGTTGTGCGCTGTATCTTTGCATACGGTGTTCCTGCTGCACCTACTTTCATACCTAACTTAGCTGCTAGGTATGTGTTTTTTGCTGTATTTGTCCAATATTGCGGGCTTAAACCCGCTGCTTGCGCCGCTTTCGCGTCTATACCTGTCATTATTGCTTGCTGTTTTGCTGTTGCAGTTTGCGCTCCGGCTAATCCGCCTCTTACCGCCTCTGCACCAATGTTTGTTGCTTGGTACTGGCTTCCTGACGGCGACGAAGCCCCGCCAAGCTTTGCTGACAACATTGGATTTATACCAGCTTTTTTCAAATCTGCCATTTGGCGTTGATGAGCTGTATTGCTCATTCTTTCTTGGAACGCCATTTGCCGTGCTGATGATGCTTTGTCGGCTTTTTGTTTGCCTAGACCGCCTAAACCGCCTAGAAGTCCGCCAAACACATCTCCACCACTTACACCAAGTGCAGTTCCGATACTACTAAACAGACCCATTGTTATTACACTCCTGTACGAAAACTGCTAACGCGTCTGCTACGCCACAGACAGCTGGAACCCAAGCAGCGAAGCCATTAGCAATGAGCCAAACCACAATACCGCCCAGGGCTGCCGGAAGAATAAACCTCCGGCTAAAAGCAACAATAGCAGCCCATTTAATACTATCCATAACATTCACCTAAAAATGGTCAATGAGACCTGGTACACTGTATGTAGGCATTGGCCGTGTACATTTCATATCGAAATACCAATCAAACAACAAATCTGGTTCTGTTGGTAATGCTACAACCCGATCAATTGGCGGGTTTTCCTCAATAAACGATGCATTGAGCACTGGCACGCTGCTGAAGTCTTGTGACAAATGCCATACATCCAAACTACCTGAAGCGTTTGACCGCATTTTACCTGTAATTTGTGACGGCTTGTAACGATATTCCGCATAACGTTCTTGATATCCAAATACATCCTGATCCGCACTTGTTCCTTGTGTATAAATTTCTTCGTTCAGTACTGCTTGTTCTCCAAGATGTGCGAGCGCT